TGCGGCGTTGGCGTTTCGTGTAATCATGTCCGTATAGTAGGCGATCCGCTGATCACGTTCTTTCGCCATCGCAACGGTTCCCCCTTGCTCCAGTTTTCCGTCAGGGGATACTTGAAAGAAAGTTCCAGGTGGATAAAGTTTAATATCAATTCCTTGTTCAACTAATTCTGCATCACTTGCCACTCTCCATCCTGCTTTCCAGAATGTTTCCGGTAAGGCGATATACTCTCCGTCCTGATTGATTTGATAGATCTGCCCCTTATCGGTTCTGAAATTTTGCGCCAGAGCCTCATCGTTGGTTAAGGTTCTGGTAAAGGCGAGAGGTGTTGTTATGAGCTGGTCTATATTCTTATATGATTTTTGTCCGTTAGCAGCGACCGTTACTTCTGCTTTGTAGCGAATTTTTTTGCCATTCTGGTCAACAATTGGATAACCCTTGGCAAGAGCTTCGGCGTCTGAGAGCATGCGCTCTCCTACATTAAGCCTGAATCCAGGAGCTTCCTTGATGTCTCCCAGTCCGTTAATCATGTACTGCTGTCCCTGGCTCGTGTCTAAATATTGATAATCCTTAAGACTTGTATCAAGATAATCCCAGGTATCCTTCAATGGAGGATTGTTCTGGATCATCAATCTCTTGGTGCCCGTCGTGCTGCTTACCTCCCAGGTCTCTCCGTGGGCTGTAGGAAGGTTCGCCAAATCAGCTTGTGCTTTTGTCAGTGGCGTCCATGTTTCCATGAATTTCATTTGCGCGTTTATGTCGCCCGTAATTAAAGTGGAGAGGAATTCTCTTTGTTTTTCTTCGTCCTCCTCCTCTTCCGTAAATACAAACTGTTGTACTTGTGCCTGTCGCTGTCTCTCCGCCTCGGCGAATGGACCCGTGGCTTCAATATATTCTCCCAGTTCCTTTTCCGCAATCGGCGCCCACCGTCCACCTTCCGATCGGCCGGATATCAATCCCAGGCCAAGCATGATGTCGGCGAAAAATTTCTCGCGCCCGTAATTTTGTTCCGGATATATTTGTTGGGCCTGCGCCTGGTACTGCTCCTTCTCGTGAACGGGATACAGTCCCTGGGCTATCCGGTTGTATCGTTCCAGACGTTGCGCAGCGGTTGCATCTTTTGCCAAGAAATTAAAATCAAGTCCACTGATGCCTGAAGTATCAGCTTCCTCCGTAGTATTACCATACATTTGGTCCAGTAGTTCTTTATTAGTAGCCATTTACGCTAAACTCAAATTTCCAATACCATATCCTGGTACTTGTCCTGTCATTCCTTGATAGCCCCTTAGTCCAAGTAAACCTCCGCCAATGGCTGAGGCAAAAGGACTTTGCATGTAAAGTGGTCCCATAGCCTGTGCTCCTTTGAGAGGTCCAGCTGGCATTCCCTGTAAAATATTAGCACCGAATTCCACTCGTTGATATGGCTCTGCTTGTTGTGCGAGCATATTGGCACGGCCAACATCGAGTGCAGTCTGTCCGAATGCTTGTCGTTGTTGTCCAATGCCGAGCAAAGAAGCAATGTCCGCTTGACCGGCTCCTTGATATCCTTGTCCAAGATTGGCAAAATATTGTCCTAGTCCCCCGTACTGTTGCCCCATGCCGGTATAGGCTGCTCCTTGTTGAGTAAAGGCTTGACCCGCTCCGATAGCTCGTTTTGATGCTGCTTCTTGAGCCGCCATGGACGTTGCAAGGGCTTGTTGATAGTTTCGTGATTGATCTTCATAAATTCGTCGTGATTTAATGTCTTGTAAGTTTCGTCCCAACTCCGCCTGTTGAATCCCGAACCGGGATCCTCCAAATGCTCCTGCTTGTTGAGCTTGAGCGGATAATGCTTGCGTGGAAAGAGCTCCTTGACGGTCTATTTCAGCTAAAGCTTCAGCTGTGACTAGATCGCTGTAAGGATCTTCAAATTGTTTAATTAATGATGCTGTTGGTGTGTATTGTGCTTGTCCTGCTCCCAAAGCTGCAGCTCCAGCGCCAAGAGCGGCTGCTCCTGTTCCTAAAGCCCCTAGTCCTGTGGTATATGCCTGACCGGCAGCTGTAAAGCCTGGTTGATAAGCTCCAAGGTTTTGTTGTGCCATTTGAAAGGCATCTAATTGTTCCTGAGTTTGAGCCGCGAGCTGCTGTGCTGGAACCGGACGGGCTACATCTAATAACCCTGTTGTCCCTGCAACGTAATCAGCATCGCCCTCCTGACCAACCTGTTTAATACCAAATAAGGTATTATAAAGCTCTTGCATCCTTTGTTCTTGATAGGGAGCGTACCTTTGTGTTTGAATGTAATCAACCATTAGGCTCTTCCTCCTTCAAAACGTCTCATCATATCATACATTTTTTTAGTACCTGCAGATCTACTTCCATTGCCTGCTCCTCGTACCGCATCAGCCGTCATGACGAATTCACCGTCACTGAGCATCGCTGGTATGTCATCACTGGTTCCCGTGCCAGGACCACTAATCTGTCCTGTTTGGCGAGGGAAACCTCCGGTTGCCAAAGAATTCATGATTCCTCCTTTAGCAACTGGGACAACTGGATTAGGATAAGTAATCGGTGTAGTGGTATTTAATATATCATCAATCACATCATAGTTTGGAATGTAATCATGTTCCTCGTCTTCTTGTTGTTGTTGTTTTAATGCCTCATTGAAGCGCTTGGCTTCATCATATTGTCCGTATCCCATGCCAGCCACAAAAAGGGACTGCAACGGATCTGCCATTATTTTTTCACCCATCTGATTAAGGAAACCACCTTTTATAGCTGGATTTGCTTTTAAAAATGCTGCTTGTGCATTATTCATATGACCTTCAACAATTAATTTCCATGCTGCACTGCCTTGTGTCTCTCCTTGAGCTGCAGCTAATAATTCTCCTTCTTTCAATGCATTTAACTGTTGAGATATATCCCACGATTTACCTTCAACAGGAGATTTCCACATTTTATCTTTAAGTCCTGCCCACCAATCGGTAGATCCTGAGCCTCTAAATGGGCTATCCATACTGAAAAAGTCAGCTCCCAGTCTTCCACCACTTCCTCGAACACCTGCATGGAAGATATCTTTCATTTCTCCTCCTGCAATCGCTTCCATTCCCATGGGAATCAAAGGTCCGCCAGGCAAGAACATCCCTGCTAGAACTTGAGCAACGGGGCTTTTTAAAAGTTTCTTGATGGATTTAAAAAAGAATTCGGGTTGACCTGTAAGAGGGTTTCGAGAGTTTAGTTCATTCCCAACGATATAGCGTTCTGGGTCAATGCCCAGTGCACGCATGGAATCAAATAATCTCTCTTTAAGTAATGGGTCGCGGTCCAGGACTTCCAATGGAATCACCGTCTCCCCTTCGGCAGCGTGAACCATATAGGTATCCCCGTAACGACCAAGGCCTCCTAAACTAGAGGCAACGTGTTGTAATGTTTCTATTCCCTGTATTTGTTGCATGTACGATCCATGTTAATTTTTTGTTGCTCCTTCCATATGGAGTTTCGCAACCGTTACTTTCACATCTCTTTTAATATGTTCAGCAGTGGTTGATGTTGCAGGATCGTCTACGTCTGCTTTTGCAGCTTCCTCGCTATCATACTCCTTTCCTGAGTCCGCATGATAGATTTTAGTTTCCGTAGCGCATCGAATGATGGGAACTTGTTGACCATCCATGTCCCTATATCCAATGATTTTAGCTTCTTCTTTAATTGCCATATTTTTACTCCTATTTCAAGTCTTTATGCAGTGGTTCCTGCTTCTCTAAAGCGTTTAAAATTATCTACTTGTAGTACAGCTGCGGTTACGTGTACACGGTTGGAAGCATTAGCCGTGATAGTTAATACATCACTTTCTTCTAAAACCAAGGTAGATTGCCCATCTATTTCAGCCGTTCCGGATGCTAAAGCTTCTATTTGTTTATGTGATGAAACAGCTAAATCACTAGACCACATAATAACTGCATCCGAATTACTTGAATCTGTCCATTGGATATCAACAGTAGCATCAGACCCAGTATCATTACATAAATGAAGTGATTTAATAATAGCTGTTGTATCACTAGGGCACGTATAAACTGCCGTTGGACTTGCTGTAGTAAGATCTACACCAGAATTAACATAGGAATTAGCCATTTAAGACTCCATAAACCATGATTGCGCTTCGGAATCAGCTGCTAAATCATATTGGTATGTTGTATTTAAAAGTTTTACTATTTGCTCGAGTAGTCGAACCAGAGCATCGAATTGTTGAGGATCATATTCGGTTGTCGCATTAGGAAATCTTGTTATATTAATTCTAGCCATTTAACGCCTTCCATCAGGTTGAAGATCTAATCGAAAAGTTCCAAATCGCCAATTTGTATCAGTAGTATCACTAGAGAATTTAACATTGGCTGTGCGTCCTCTTCCGCGTAAATCTATATGAGTTGTTGTGGTTTCCACAAGAGAATTAGAACTGGCACTTGATGCGGCTCCTTGAGGATAGTTTCTAAATTGCATAATCACATTAACATTCCCCGTTTGATTTTTAAAATCGGGAATAAATTTTCTTACAGCCATAACAACTCCCGCTTGTTCATCGCTGATATCAAAATCACCCGATGTAATGGTAGCTGAAATAGCCGAACCATTTCCATTATACCCATTTTCTTGAGAAAAAATAGCTGAAACCCCATTGGAGAGATCTCCTGTAATAGTAGGTGTCACATTTGTTGTGCTATTTGGTAAGTATTGAGTAGCATAAGGATAAGCATACACTCCTCTATCAAACCAAGTAGTTCTGTCCATAGTTCCTACGGACCATACCTGGTCTACATAATTATAAATAACATATTTATTAATTAAATTACTGAAGGAAGTCGTGTCAGGATAAAACCAAACGACTTCATGAAAATCCGTATTAACACCACAATAAATATCATTTTGCCCTGAAGGATCAAGTGTATCAAAAACATAATCTTGCACGGTACATCCGAGCTGCTTGACAGCACCATCGTATATAAAAAATCCATTTTGGCTCATCCAAAAAGCAACACCTTTTACATCTACGCACGCATGTTGTGCCACCAGGCCGCAGTTAGCGCCTAGTTGCTGTAAACCAAATGTATAAGGAGGGCCAATAAATTGTAATCCATGTAAAGACGTATCAGTCCATACAAGAAGAGCCCCTCTACTTTTTACTCCTCCAACAATTTTACTTCCATCCCCAATACGTAAACTTCCTGATGTATTAGTGGTTGTGGGAGTCCAGTCTGTTAAATTTTCTTGAGTCGCCCATCTAAAATAGAGATCATCTTGATTACCTGATGTGGCGATAGTTGTTTGTGTTCCAAAACATATAAGGTGTCTATCGGGAACCGATACCATAGAGAAACGCGATAAATAAGGAGAATTAGTGATTCGTGCTGCACGAGCCGCGGTTCCTCCTGAAGAATCCCATTGATATGTAGCACCATCCCTAAATGTTGCAATTAAATCCTCTCCCCAATTATCAAGAGACCAGTTGGCTCCTTGAATTGTTGTTGTGGATGTAGAACGGGCATTACCCCATTGATCTTCTCCCCACGTTGCTGTGCCCCATCCATATCCTAAAGCACTTACAGCAGGGCCTGTATTTATTTGAAAATTAAATGTTCCTGTACCTGTGGTTGTAAAAGGTGTCCCTGTTTCTGATGCTGCAAGATCAATAACAAAATTATTAGCATCGGTTATAGATTGAATTTCAAATTCTCCTTCAAAATTAGTCGCTGTTAAACTACTTGTCCCTGGAATTAAAGAGACAGAAGAAATAGTAACAAAATCACCAACCGCAGCTCCATGAGCATTTACGGTACAAGTAACAGCATCGCTTGATGCACTTGTAGTAAAAGCACTTGTTGCACCCGAAGCTGTGTAGCGAATAGGTGTAATATCAAATAATGTCCCTTCCGACATTACATATAATTTTTTATTAGTACCAAGAGCCGTGTAGCGTGTTTGATCTAAGGTGAACCAAGAAAATTGAGCTCGAGCAATTCCTATAATTGTATTGGTGCTTGCTT